CATAAGGTCGCGCAGGTACACGCGCTTCCCCGATCGCTGGCAGATGCCCCACGCGCGGCGACCGCGGGCGTACCGGCTCACCGCCAGCCACGTCGGCTTCGGCTGCCGTACGGTCGATGCTGCGCCGGCATGATCCGCACGTCGCCCTGATTGTGCTGGGCTCCGTTGCCTTTCTTGAACGACTCGTCGGCCGACATCTTCAGCCGCGGCAGGATCGGCTCGGGCGCGAACTTCTCACCGAGCCTGAAGGCGAGCCCGGCCACGAACGCCTCGCGCATGTAGTACGGGATGTCCGGCTCGTTCGTCGCTACACCGGCATCCGTGAACTTCCGCATCGCGTCCATCACGAGCACGTCGGTCGAGTTCTCCGGCACCGGCCACAGGGTCAGGATGATCGAGGTGCGCCGCTTGTCGACGAAGTACATCGCCGGCCGACCTTCGGTGTCCTTGTTCGGGATGCCCAGATGCTCGTCGCGCGCCATGGCGACGATCGTGGTGTCCGATCCATCCCGCCGGAGCGCAACCGTCAGGATGTCGATGATCCTGCCGTCGGTGTCCGGGTCGATCGTGTACTGGGCCTGACCCTCCACCAGCGCCACGGTGAAGCGGTCGATGCGGAAGTCCTGATTATCCTGCGTCGCCCAGTCGGCGAGCATGTAGTTGATCGAGCGCCGCGCGCTGTGCACGTGCGACGAATCGAGTGACGAAGGGTCGATCCGGCACCGCTCGAACGCCTCATCGACGCACTCGGCCAGATCAGGTGACCACAGGTACGTCCCACTCGTGGCCATGGGTCACCTCACTCGTCATCCGACTGGTTGACGATCAGCAGCACCGAGCCAGTGCCGGCGGTGATGTTGACCCGCAGCGCGTACGCTTGCAGGTCGCCGCGGAACGCGCCCGAAGCCGATGCCGAAGCGATCAGGTTCGTCCAGTTCGCGTTCGCGGCGGTGACGATGTCCTCCGACTTGTCGTACGGGTTCGTCAGCCCGCGGATGATCTGGTCGTTCGTGTAGTCCACCGTGAAGGTGACCGTCCCGACGGCAATCGCCTGCACGACTGCCTTGACCGGGAAGCGGTCGATCGGGACGTACGTCGCCCCGGTCCCTGCCGGTGTCGTGATCCGGATGGACCTGCCAGCCATGGTCGCCTCCTCGGGTTACCCCGCGTAGTTCGCGACCCCGAACGGGTTGTTCAGGTCCCTGACCACCATCAGGATGTCCAGAATCTTCGCGCCGTCGAGCGTGCCAGCCGGGTCATAGGTCCCCTTCGGGTCGCCCGTGATTGCCGTGGCCGGGGTTGTCGTAACCCCTGCGACCAGCGTGCCGGCATCCGTCGACCCGTCGAAGTTCTTCTGGAGCACGTCCACCGTCCGGACTGCGACCGGCAGCCCGAGGATGTCACCCGTGCCAGCAGCAGCCGTGCCCGTGAGCGCAGCCGAGATGGCGATCCGCGTGACCGTCTTGAACGCTTTCTTGCCCTGAATGGCTGCCGCCCCGTTGAAGGCGATCGTCTCGACCTGTGCCTGCCCGTGGATGTCCGAGCCGTACACCGTCGCGGTCTGCGTCGTGTCGCCGGCATCGGTGCCGGTGATGACGACATTCCGGGCCACGTCGGCGATGCCGACACCGTTCGTGCAGAGCGCGCCGCCGAGCGTCAGGTTCCCCGCGGCGGCAACCGCTGCGGCGACCGAGTAGCCATCGGCATCGCCGATCGCCGGGGTCGCGACGTACCGGTGCAGGAAGCACACCGAGATGCCCTTGCCCGGGGGCGACTGATCGTAGGGTGACTGAAAGTCCCCGACCCTGATCTTGCCAGCGGTCGAGATGTGATGCGATTGACCAGACATACGCTTTATCTCCGTCGAGCGCCCGCCCCGTTCACGGACAAGTTATGGGTCGCCCGGCCGTCCATTGCCGGGCGAGGAAGCACCGGTCGAGCCCCATGGGGAGAGCCCGACCGGGTCGGGAAATCAGGCTGCGCCTGAACTCCCGTACGCGCCGCGGTAGTCGGACCAGCCGAAGCTGTACCGTTCCCGCGCCTTGTACCGCATGTTGCCCGTCTCGAAGTCGCCTTCGAGGCCGCGCTGGAGCTTGATCCGGCTCATGTGCTTCAGGCCGTCCATGCAGTCGGTCAGCAGGAACCATGCGTCCGGATCGGTGAACCGGTGGTTGATGAACGCGCCGCCCGGAATCTTCCGGGTGGACACCAGCGCGTTGACATCGTTGTCACCAGTGCCGGGCCGGTACTCGGACTTCAGCAGGCGTTCGGCGACGAACTGGAGGTCCGTCGGGATCGCGAGCTTCGTCGGCCGGATCGAGGTCGGAATGCCACGCTCGTCGGTGAACTTCGACACGGCGATCGCCGCTTCCTCCAGCGAGGTCTCGGACAGATCGGCCTGCGTGACGAACGTGTTCGCCTGCGTGCCACCACCCCACAGCGGGTGCGACAGCGAGAACAGCGGCTGCCCATCGCCACCCGGGAAGCTGGAGCTGAAGCCATTGTTGAAGATGGCTGCGCCCTTCACGTCCTTCGTGTGCGCCATGGACCGGGCCAGCGCGCGGGAATACTTCGCCCCGAGCGACCCGTACAGTCCGTCCTCCTCGGCTTCCTCGGTGATCGCGAATGCCAGCGCGATCGTCTCGTGCACGTAGCGCGCCGTGTACGCTTCGCCGCCGGCATCGTAGGCGACGGGCGATCCCTCGGGCTTGACTGGCGCACCAGCGAGCCCAGCGAGCAGCACGTCCTCCTCGTACGCTTTCTTCGAGGTGTTCGTCTCGAACAGCGGACCCCATTCCTGTTCGTACCGGCGATACTCCATGCCGAATACGGTGTTCAGACCTTCCTGAAGTTGCTTCCGGAAGGTCGCGCGGTTCATGACCGTCATAGCTGCGATCCTCCGTTAATGCGCGATCAGGGTGCCGGCCTTCTCTTGCGTGAGAATCCGGCAGCGGACCTTCGCATAGGCCCCGATTTCGGACAGGTTGATCCCGTCCGGCCCTTGCCACAGTCCTTCGACGCGAATCTGTGGGGTTGTGGTGGCCGCCTTGTCGATGTACCCACCCGAGCGACCGGTGCGGGCGACGCCCGTGCCGTTGTTCCACTCGAAGGCAGCACCGATGTCGGTGTATGCGAAGGTGGTCATCTGCGCCACGTACTCGACGAGCGGATCGTCGTAAACGTATGCCTCGACGACTTTCGTGGAATCCGCCAGCGCGACACCGGGCCAGTACGGCAGCCACAGTTGCGTGTCGGAGTTGTCGACGAATCGGCACCCGGCGAATACGCCGAGCACGCGAGCCGCCGTGCCGTCAGGAACCAGCTCGATCTCGCGGTCTACCGCAGCAGCCGCAACCGAACGCACGAGGTCACCCGCGTAGATTGCAGTCGCGTAGCTGTACAGGATGCGGTAGGCGTTCTGGCGAGCGGGGGTTCCACCGGCAGCGTGCAGGATCGGGCGGAGCCCGAACGGAGCGTTGCTGTTGCTCATGTGTTGACTTCCCTGTCAGTCGTCGGCGGCCTCCACCCTCCGTCCGATTGACCGGGGTGGATGCGATACCGACGTTGTGTGCCTACGAATGATCGGGACCTGCTGGCCTGCTTGCGCCTTCTCCAGATCGACCTCGACCGCTTGCATCTGCTTCCGAGTCAGGTCCTCGTAGTAAGCAGCGCGTTGCTCGTAGGTCTCCCGGGGCATCTCGCAGAGCATCAGATCGTCGACTACGAAGTGACCCCCTTTCGCATCCGCACGAGTCGCGAGCATCTGGAAGTCCGCCGGGATCGAGTCCATCGGTCGGGGGCTCCAGCCTTCGCGGCTGCGCATGGTCACGTTGCGGGGATCATCCGCACCACGGATGGAGACACGAATCCAGCGTTGCACCATGCCGGGTCTCGGCGGTGGCGCGTTCAGGCTGGAAGGGCGAATCCACGGACGCTGGGTCCGTTCGCGGCGGGTGGCACGTTCGTCCGCTACCGCATCCACACGGGTAGCGTGCTCGCGTTCGTCAGGAGCGTCCCAGTCGGGCGGCTCCAGCGCATCGACGCGAGGGGGTTCTTCAACCGGAACCCTCGGTGGTCCTTCATCCGGGACCCGCGGCTTTCTCGAATCCGGCTTACCTTCGCTCATCAGCGTACTCCCGCTCGGTCTGCCGCTTGTTCCGGGCGTACTCTTTCAGCACTTCCGGATCGTCCACGTTCAGACCGAAGCTGCGCATGTTCGCGAAGTCGGCCTCGGTCAACCGGACCCGATTCTGATCAGTCTGGCGGCGGGCGGACCGGCCGTCAGCGTCTCGATCGGCCCCGGCGACCGGGGTTCTGCGGGGGCGGCGTCGCCCCCGATCATCATCTTCGTCACGAGACCGGCCACGGTCTCGATCGCGCCCGCGGCGATCGTCATCCCGATCGCGACCACGGGCGTCGAGGTCATCATCATCTCGATCGGTGTCGTCATCCTCGAACAGCTCGGGAGCCTTTTCCTTCATCCGGGCCTTCAGCTCCACGAAGTATTCCTTCGAGCGCGGATCGAAGCCGTCCTGATGGACCTCCCGGTCCAGACGGTTCAGCAGCCGCGTCTCGCGAGCGAACCCGTCGCGCTTGTACCAGTCGCCGACGGTGTCGAGGAACTTGTCAAGGTGCTCGTTGCGGGGCTGGCGGGTCGGCTTTTCATCATCGGTCTGCCGAGTCGGCTGATCGACGTAGTCGAGCGCGATCCGGCGCGCTTTCACATCCGTCAGTTCGGACGTGAGGCGTACCTGCGCCTTCGAGTCCTCAGACTCTAGCGCCGCTTCGAGCTGGCCCTCGATCACCTTGATCCGGTCATCGAGTTCCTTGCGGGAGGTCTCGCTCCGCTGCTTGCGCGTAGTCTCCAGCTCTGCTTCGAGGTCCGCAGCGCGGCGTTCAGCGGCGTCTGCGCGATCCCGTTCACGCTGGCGGGCCGTGCGCTCGCGATCGAGGCGAGCATCGAAATCATTGCCCCGGCCACGACGTTCGGGACGATCTTCCCGGTCAGCCGGCCGCTCGTCGCGCTCTCGGCGGGACGGCAGGTCGTCGAACAGGTCGTCGTCAGGGGGCTTGCCACCGTCGTCGTCGCGGTCAAGCCGGGCTCGACGGACGGCGGGGTCCTTGCCGGCATCGAGGTCGACATCGACCTCACGGGCATCCGGGTCAGGATTTCCGTGCAGGTCCTCGAACTCGATGATGTCCTGTGGCTTCGGCACTCGAAGGGCTCCCTCCCGTCAGGCGCGAGTGTAGGTCCGTCAGGCGAACCGATGCAACCGATACGCCTACAGGTGCTGGCGTAATTGCTTCGGGTCCTGAACGGTGCACAGCACCTCGTCGTCGTTCATGATCCGGAACTCGCGCCCGTCCGCCATCATCACGAGCTGGCCCGCGTACTTGCCGTAGACCACCCAGTCACCGAGCTTCGGGTTCCCCGAGTCGGCCAGCTTCGGGTTCTGGTACGCCTGCTCACCCATGGCCACCACCTGCCCCACCACGGTCAGGAACTTGCGGTCCTCGACCACCGAGTCGGGCAGCGCGAGCCCCGATTCGAGCGTGGTCGGCGGCCGGTACGGCTCGATCAGGATGCGCCACAGGGTTACCCGTGGCAGGGGCGCTTCGAGTGCCCGGGCGGGTGACACGAAGGCGACCTCAC